GGACGACTTTATCGAACCAATGCCTTTTATAGTGGTGTAAAATATGATTATTGAAAACATACCTCCAACACAGGATTTATTCAGAATCACTGATGTTGTTTCTGCAGGACTTTCCAAACGTATAGTAGAACACGATTGGCTAAGTGAACCTCTCAAAAAACAAGAAGCACAAGAAGAATGGACACGATGGATGGTAGACGATCACCATCTACTACGTGAAATAGATGCTCAATTGACTCTTAATATTAATCAAATAAATGAAGCATGTAATACGAACTTCTTTGTAGCAGAAGGAACTCGTATGTGGATCGATCCACCGGGATTTACAGTGCCTATTCATTTAGATGGAGTAATTGACGAATTTACAGGAGATATTAAAGGTGTAGAACAAGCAATGCAGGCATTTTGGCTAGGTCCTGAAGAAACAGGAACCTGCTTTTATTCTACTGCTAGCAAAGATGCAGTTAGATATCGGTTTCCTTTTGAAACAAACACCGCATATTTTATGATTATTACGCCTGATTTATGGCATGGCATGATTATACCTGGTAAAGATTACAGATTCACTACTTACACATATTTTCGTTAAAGGTAAATAGTATTATGAAAGAACTTGACAGCATAGCAGAAGCACTTTTTGATAAACTACGAAGCCGTTTTGATCGTATAAGTCTTGGTGACAAAGATGCGAAAGCTACAGATGACCCAACACAAGCACGTTTTTATAATTTCGATTACACTGTAAACGACAATAACTTTGGTAATGTTACTGTTAGCATTATCGACGATCAATCACTGAAGATTTACTTTAGCAAAGAATTATCTAATAAACTTACTAAAGAGGAACAAGATGATTGGTTTGCATTTTTAAAAGAAATGCGTAGATTCTCAAGAAGAAATATGCTAACGTTTGATACTAGAGATATCAATCGCAGTTCATTGAATCTAAGGGACATTAAACAACAAACAACCAATGGTAATTGGAAGTCAAAAGAAGTAGATATTCAGGAAAGTAAAATGTACGGTACTAGAAAGAAAAGCTACGATCACGTTGGAGAAACACGTTTAATCATTAGACATCGAACAGAAGTTGATGAAGATAAGCGTGGCGCACGTAGTCGTAATATTGATGTTATTTTTGTTGAAAATAGTTTAGGTGAGCGTTTTAGGCTACCATTTACAAATCTGCGAGCCGCTCGTGCAGTTGGACAACATGTTGCACACGGCGGAATGATCTCAGATGATCGTACACAAGAGATCTACGCAATGGTAGAAGAAATGCAACAACTAAGCAAGTTTCTACGTGCTACACGTAATGTTGAAGCATTTGAAGACAGAGAAGTTCCTGATCTAGTTGAATGTGCTAGAGAACGCTATTACGAATGTCGCAAGGGTTTAGATAGAATGAGTACACCAAAAGGCTATCAAGCATTTTGGGAAGACTATATGGCACCAGAAATGGTTGAAATGGAAGATGAAGATGCTCTAAGAGAGCGTTTTACAAAACGTTTTATTGACCAGCGCATTGAAGAAGCTCTACCATATGTTTACAAAGCATTTGCAAATCGTCCAGTTATAGAAGCCAACGCAACTGAATTTGAAAGCTGGGCCGACAAGCTAACCGAAGGTACTTGGGCATTGCCTGAGAGCGATGAAGATGTTGAGAAGTTTAAGCGTATCTTTGCTAAACCAATTCAGTTTGGTCCAGAAGGTAATGATGCTACATCTGCAATGTATGATATATTTGGTGATGACGATCTTTTTGATGATCTTGGCACACTGGCTGACATTAAAGGTCCAGAAGCCGACGCTCGTCCAACCATTGTAAGATGGTTTACTAATATACACAAAGATATAGTTACTGGTAATGCATCAGTAAGTAGAGACATTCAAGAATCAATGGCTAAGATATTTGAATATCTTAAAACTTGGCAACCAGAAGCAGAAGCTCCAGCAGAAGAACCAACTGACACAGAAGAGCAACCTGCTGAAGAGCCTGCTGATACAGAAGCACCAGCCGAAGATCCTGCCCAAGAATCAGTAGACAATCTTAAAAAACTAGCTGGCATTTCATAAAATCTATTTTGGTAAAATTTTCCTTTGACTGCTAAATAAAACTAGCATATACTGTGTGTATGTGCTCAGGCAAAAACATTATGGCACATTAAAGGAGAAAACATTATGGCTACATTGGCTGAAATCCGAGCAAAACTACAAGCTCAAGAAACCCGCACAGGCGGTAATACTACAGGTGGCGACAACGCCATTTTCCCTCACTGGAATATTCCAGAGGGCTCAACTTCCCGAATCCGTTTCCTTCCAGACTCTGACACAAAGAATGATTTCTTTTGGGTAGAGCGCAATATGATCCGACTTCCGTTTAACGGAATCAAAGGAGACGTTAATAGTAAACCTCAACTTGTACAGGTACCTTGTGTAGAGATGTGGGGCGATAGTTGTCCTATTCTTGCAGAAGTACGTACATGGTTCAAAGACTCAAGTCTTGAGGAAATGGGTCGTAAGTATTGGAAGAAGCGTTCTTACTTGTTCCAAGGCTTTGTACGTGAAAGTTCACTTGCAGACGACTCAACGCCTGAGAATCCAATCCGTAGGTTTATTATTAGTCCTCAGATCTTTAACATTGTTAAAGCGGCTCTGATGGATCCAGAGATGGAAGAACTTCCAACTGATTACGAACGTGGTCTAGACTTCAGCGTTGTTAAGACCAGCAAAGGTGGATATGCTGACTATAGCACTTCCAAGTATGCTCGTAAGGAATCTGCACTTACTGAAGTAGAACGTGCGGCAGTTGACCAATACGGTTTGCATAACCTTGCTGACTTCCTACCTAAAAAGCCTAACGAAACTGAACTAAAGGTTCTAACAGAAATGTTTGAAGCATCAGTTGACGGTCAGGCTTATGATCCTGACAAATTTGCATCTTACTACAAGCCCAGTGGGTTTCAAGGTGGCGGATCAAATAGTACTTCGAAAGATAGTACTCCAGCGCCAGCACCTCAAGCGACACCAGCACCAGCACCAGCACCTCAGCCAGTAGCTGAAGAGCCTGCTGTTGCAACTGCTCCAGTTGCAGAACCTGCAACTGAAGAAAGTGGATCGACTAAGAGGACTGAAGATATTCTTGCTATGATTCGTAGCAGACAAGCTTCTAGCTAAGTAGAAACAAAGAATATTATACTGCGAGTTCCGGCAAAAATCTCCATTCGGTAACCAGCGAGATCTCGCAGATTCTTTTAATAAGGTAGGAAAAAATATGGCTAAACCATTTGACGTAAGTAAATTTCGTAAAGATATTACAAAGTCAATCCACGGATTGACAATTGGTTTCCATGATCCAACAGATTGGATTTCAACAGGAAACTATGCACTAAATTATCTTGTCAGCGGAGAGTTTGACAAGGGAGTTCCTATGGGTAAGGTAACTGTATTTGCTGGCGAGAGCGGTGCAGGCAAAAGTTACTTTGTCTCCGGCAACATTGTTAAAAACGCACAAGAGCAAGGTATCTTTGTTGTGCTAATTGACAGTGAGAACGCACTAGACGAAGCATGGCTACATGCACTAGGTGTTGACACAGACGAGAGCAAACTGCTAAAACTAAGTATGAGCATGATTGACGACGTTGCTAAAACTATTAGCACGTTCATGGCAGACTACAAGAGTATGACCGAAGAAGAACGACCTAAGGTATTGTTTGTAGTTGATTCGTTGGGTATGTTGCTAACACCTACTGATGTTGATCAGTTTAACAAGGGTGACATGAAGGGTGATATGGGTCGTAAGCCTAAAGCACTAACAGCATTGGTACGTAACTGTGTTAATATGTTTGGATCGCATAACGTTGGTATGGTATGTACTAACCATACATACGCATCACAAGATATGTTTGATCCAGATGATAAGATCTCAGGCGGACAAGGTTTCGTGTATGCATCAAGTATTGTTGTTGCTATGCGTAAGCTCAAACTCAAAGAAGATGAGGACGGCAACAAAGTAAGTGATGTGAATGGCATTCGTGCCGCTTGTAAAGTAATGAAAACTCGTTATGCAAAACCTTTTGAAGGTGTGCAGGTTAAAATTCCTTATGAAACAGGTATGAATCCTTACAGCGGTCTTGTAGACTTATTCGAGAAAAAAGGAATTCTTCAGAAAGACGGTAATAGGTTAAAATACATCTCGTCAACAGGTGAAGAAACCAAAGAGTATCGTAAAGCGTGGGAACGTAACGAAAACAGTTGTTTAGATTCCATAATGCAAAATTATCGAGAGCCTACCGTTCCGGAGGTAGATACTGAGCTAGAAGAGGCGTTTGAACAAGAGGTTTAATATGAGCGAAGTCGTAGACACGGAAAGTCTGTTAACAACATACACTATCTTAATCGATTATGCAAGGAGCCGCAGATCATTTAATGGGATTACTAGTTGATAGCATGGATGAGATTGAACTACAGGAACTAGTGAAAGCTATTAACTGTGATTATCTAACCAATGCTTATAACGAGTATGATTTTGATGATTATGTAGATGACGAAGACGAAGACGAATGGAAATATGACGAAGAATGATTTATGTGGTATAATCGTGTAGTTAAAGACCTTGGTGAACTGCCTGCATTCATTGCATACTACGAAGCTGAACTTGAAAAAGCACGTAAAGATGCAAAGATATCAGGCATCATTGAAGTTAACTTAAAAGAGATGCCAGGAATAACCGAGCACCGTTTTAATCAACTACAAGAGATTGAAGCGGTGCTCGAGTTTCTCAACATACAACTTAGAAAAATTCGACGTAAACATTTCCAAAAATATCTAGAAGGATATGCTCGAGCGTTGAGTAGTAGAGACGCTGAAAAATATGTTGACGGCGAAGACGATGTTATTGATTTTGAAACCCTTATCAACGAAGTGAGCTTGTTGCGAAACAAGTGGTTAGGTATACACAAAGGATTGGATAACAAGCAATGGATGCTCGGACATATTGTAAAACTACGTACGGCGGGCATGGAAGATGTTACACTCCAATAGTATTAGAAAAAATTTAGATCGATGGGAAGCATTACGTGATGCTAAACCTAAAGCAGAATGGCAGGACATGTTTAAGATACAACGTTGGCAAGCAGAACTAGACATGTATGCACTACAACTTAGACAACTCACATTATTTGCAGATAACTTAACTGAATACGATATCAAGCAGTTAAATCAAGAGTTCAGTTCTAAATTAGATAATTATAGTAAACAAGTAACATTGGATATTCTCAAACATGGATCATTTTGTAAGCCCTCATCAAAGTCATCTGCATAGTCTTAAAACACTTAATCAAATATATCAGTACGATAGTTTTCTTGACAGTATTAAAAACATTGCAGACTTTGGATGCGGATCAGGATTAGACACTAATTGGTGGGCTACGCTTTCTACTAGAGATGATCCTCCTCAGCCTAGAAACTATAATGTAGCTTCTGTTGATATAGTAGACAAAGTAGACCCAAAAGTTAAAGAACTAAAAAATGTTAAACTAATAACCAACGACTTTGAAAAAGAAGGTGTTGTTGGCAATTCAATTGATTTGTTATGGTGCCATGATGCGTTTCAATACGTAGTGAATCCATTACAAACTCTTTGTAACTGGAACAAGATGATGGTCAAAGATGGAATGTTAATCATCATTATGCCTCAGTATGCAGGATATGTCAACAACAAAGTTCATTTCCGCATATACAACGGAACACTATATCCACATAACATTGTTAATTTGATGTACATGCTAGCAGTATGTGGCTTTGATTGTAATGATGCATTCTTTAAAGTAGAGGTACATGATTATGTTCCTTGGATTCATGCGGCAGTTTACAAAGCAGGAGACCCAGTTGATCCTAAAACAAGTTTGTATCAACTAGCAGACATGCAGTTGTTAAATCCAAGTGCAACAAAAAGTTTGGATGCTAATGGATATATTAGACAGGAAGACTTAATAACAAGTTGGTTTGACAAGGATTGGCACAGACACGTATTATGAAAGTATCACTAGTAACAGGTGGGTTTGATCCTATACATAGCGGTCATATCGAAATGATACGTGCCGCTAGAGAATATGGCGAACAAGTTTGGGTTGGCGTAAACAGTGACGAATGGCTTGTTCGCAAAAAAGGTTTTGTGTTTATGCCCTTTCAAGAACGGGTGTCTATTATAAAAGCACTGGCTGATGTAGATAAAGTTATTAGCTGGGACGATTCAGATGGAACAGCAAGTAGTGCAATCTTTAAAGCACTGAGTTTGGGTGCTAGTGAAGTAGCATTTTGTAACGGTGGTGATCGTTCTAGTTTACAGTCTCTTCCTAAAGAAGAGCGGTTATGGGCATCGCATCCTAAGTGTGAACTTGTTTTTGGTGTTGG